GATCCAGAAGAACAAATTAATGCGATAACACTGAAGGTGGGGGATAAAGTCTACTGTCTAGGTCTTGGTGATTTCCACATTGATAAACCAAATGTAGAGAATATGCCCTATACTTCCGAAGAAGATCTTATGAAAGATTTCGTAGAACTTTGGCGAAATGTTGATCCTGATATTGTTACTGGTTGGAATGTTAGATTCTTTGATATTCCTTATATCATTAATCGCATAAAGAAATTATTTGGTGGGTCTTATGCTAAGAAGATGTCTCCTTGGAACTTCATCAAGGAGAGAAAAATCACTAAGTATGGTGTCGATAAAACTGCATACGAGATGGTCGGTATTTCTATTCTAGATTACTATGAACTATATCGAACATTCACATACAAGAATCAAGAATCATACAGACTCGATCATATTGCTCATATTGAATTGGGTGAGAGAAAACTAGATTATGGTGAGTTCGATAGTATTGCAGAATTCTATAAGAAAGATTTTGCTAAGTTTATGGAATACAATTATCTTGATGTTATTCTTGTCGAGAGGTTGGAAAGTAAACTTAAACTTATAGAATTGGCGACCGCTCTTTCTTATTCGGCAAAGGTCAATTACAACGATGTGTTTTCTCAGACACGAACTTGGGATGCTATCATCTATCACTACTTAACTTCTAGGAAGATTGTAATTCCACCAAAGAAGTTAGGAAAGAAGAATCAACAATATGCTGGTGCATATGTGAAAGATCCTGTTGTTGGTATGCATGATTGGGTTGTATCTTTTGACTTAAATAGTTTGTACCCTCACCTGATTATGCAATATAACATTTCACCAGAAACCATTGTGCGAGAGGGATATGGTAGTACTAGAGGTTTGGTTAGTGTGGACGATATTTTACATGTTGATAAAATAGAACACATTGAAGAAGCAAAAGAGAAAGATCTCTGTATAGCAGCGAACGGTGTGTGTTTTACAAAAGATTTCCAAGGCTTTCTTCCAGAACTTATGGAGAAGATGTACGCCGAGCGAAAAATGTATAAGAAGAAGATGATCGAGGCGCAAAAACTACAGCAAGATATTCCAAAAATGAATATGCCAAATTTGGGTCGTCATGCATTAAACGAAAAATGTAAAAATGATATTGCGAAATATAACAACTTTCAATTGGTCCGAAAGATTCAACTCAACTCTGCTTATGGTGCGTTGGGTAACCAATACTTTAGATATTATTCCACCGACATGGCAGAAGCGATTACTCTTTCGGGGCAGTTGACTATTCGATGGATTGAAGAAGCGTTGAACGAATTTTTAAACGAAACGGTTGGCACAAAGGATTATGATTATGTGGTTGCTTCTGATACAGATAGTGTATATCTCCGTCTTGGGAATCTGGTTGACAAAGTATGTCCTTCCGATGCAACCAAACAGAAGGTGGTTGAATTCCTCAACAAAGCGTCGGAAGAAATAATTCTCCCGTTCATCACAAAGAAGTATGATAAACTTGCTAAGAAGATGAACGCATATCAAAATAAAATGATTATGGAACGAGAAGTCATAGCAGAAAAGGCAGTATGGACTGCTAAGAAAAGATACATGCTTCTTGTACATGATTCAGAAGGCGTGAGGTATGATATGCCCAAGATGAAAATCATGGGTGTTGAAACTAGTAGAAGTTCTACTCCGCAGGTGGTTCGTGATTCGTTGAAGGAGGCTATTCATTTAATCCTGACAACCGACGAACAAACCATAATGGGGTTTGTCAAGGAGTTTAGAACAAAGTTTAACAACATGGTCCCCGAGGATATTGCGTTTCCCCGTGGAGTGAGCAATGTGGAAAAATATCACGATAGTAATATGATATATCAGAAAGCAACTCCCATCGCCGTTAAGGGCTCTCTTCTATATAACCATTACATTAAGAAGTTGAAACTAAACAGAAGGTATAGGGAAATTATTGATGGCGATAAGATTAAATTTCTTCACCTCAAGAAACCAAATCCAATGGGTGGCGTGAGGGGAACAGATCAGGTTATAGCGTTTCCCAATTCACTACCAAAAGAATTTAATCTTGGTGAATATATTGATTATGATACACAATTCTCAAAGTCATTTTTGGAACCTCTTAAGACAATTTTAGAAAAGATAGGTTGGAAGCACGAAGAGAGGGCTTCATTAGAAGGAATGTTTGTATGAATAAAGAATTAGAAAATATTGTGGTAGAAGAATTTCTTCTTACCAGATCAGTTCTGAAATCTCACATAGATGAATGTTTAAATAGTAAGGATTCTTCGACAAGAGATCTTGACGGGCTGTTCGAAAGATGCGATAATATAGACAAGGTATTAAAGGAGATGAATAGCCATGAGTGAATTCTTGGGTAAAATTTTAAAAAAAACTGGTAACGAATATGCTTCTGTTGTATCCGAAGGCGTAGATGGAAGTGATGTTACGGGTTATATTGACACCGGATGCTATATGTTTAATGCGTTGTTGTCTGGTACTGTTCACGGCGGAGTTCCCGATAATAAGATTCTCGCTCTTGCGGGTGAAAGTGCTACAGGAAAAACTTATTTTGCATTGGGAATTTGTCAGCAATTTCTCCTAAATAATAGTGAAGGAGTGGTTATCTACTTCGATTCTGAACAAGCCGTAACTAGCGAGATGATTAATGGACGAAGCATGGATTCAACTAGGATTGCTATTATGCCTGTGGCTACTGTTGAGGAGTTCAGAAGACAAGCAATAACAATTGTTGATGAATATTTAGAAACACCTGAAGCCGACCGTAAGCCCATGCTTATGGTTCTGGATTCCCTTGGTATGCTTTCGACAGAAAAGGAAATGGTAGATACTGCCGAAGGTAAGTCTACAAGGGACATGACACGGGCACAGATTGTGAAATCAACTTTCCGTGTTCTTACTTTGAAGTTGGGCAAAGCACATATCCCACTTATTATGACCAATCACACATATGCTGTTGTGGGTTCATACTTTCCCATGAAGGAAATGGGCGGGGGTTCTGGTTTGAAGTACGCCGCTTCAACCATTATATACCTTTCAAAGAAGAAAGAAAAAGAAGGCACAGACATCATTGGAAATATAATTCATTGTAAGACTCACAAGAGCAGACTTACAAAGGAAAACCAAGAGGTCGATGTCCGTCTTCGTTATGATGAAGGTCTTAGTAAACATTATGGTCTTTTGCAGATGGCAGAGAAGTGTGGTGCTGTAAAGCGCGTTGCGAACCGCTTCGAATTTCCTGATGGTAAAAAGGTTTATGAGAAGGTAGTTTTGAGTGATCCCGAAAATTATTTCGACGAAGAAATGCTTGCAAAAATTGATGAATCATGTAAAAAGGAGTTTAGATATGGAAGTGCTTGAAGATATTATTGAGTTTGTTGAGAATGACGAGGGAGACATCAAGATAAAAATTATGAAGGGAAATTATAAGGATCTTGTTATTCGTTATGGGGATGTTATGATGTTTCCGGTGGGTGAGGAGAGTACTAAAGGGAACATGCAGTTCACATATGAGATTTTAGAAAACCCAAACAACATCAAAGAAGATGATGACTTCTATGATTTCTTTGGTGCGATTGCGTTGGATGTTGTTGAGAATTATTTGTCTCCCCTAGTAAAAAATGTTGATCTTGAAGAATACAATTTACAGGGAACAGACGAAGAATTAAAAAATAAAATTTTAGAACTCAAGGAAAAAATGGTAACAGAACGAATCGATAATGGATAATATTGAATCTATAATTCTTGGTTGTCTTGTAACAAATGATAATTATTCAAGACATGTCATCCCGTTTATGAAGAGTGAGTATTTTCGAACACGCGAATCTAAGTCGATGTTCGAAAATATCCAGTCCTTTATAATCAAGTACAACGCACTTCCTTCCAAAGAGGCGATGAGTGTTATGTACGAGGAGCAGTCTAATCTGACTGAGGAAGAATATGCAAATTCAATAGCATTGATCGATCAGTTATATGTCGAGAGAGAAGTAAACGACGATTGGTTGGTTGAAGCAACAGAAGATTTCTGTAAAGATCGTGCCATTCATAACGCAATTCTTGAATCTATTCATATTATTGAGGGAAAGGAAAAGGATAAGACTGTAAATGTTTTACCGGAAATTTTGTCCGAAGCCCTTTCAGTTTGTTTTGATGTAAATATTGGTCACGATTATCTTGGGGATGCGGAAGATAGGTATGATTTTTATCACCGCAAGGAAAAGAAGGTAGCGTTTGATATAGATTTCTTCAACACCATAACTTCTGGTGGTACACCACCCAAAACATTGAACATTGTTATGGCGGGAACTGGTGTCGGTAAGTCCCTCTTCCTCTGCCATCACGCAGCAAATTGTCTTAGTCAGAACTTAAATGTTTTGTATATAACATGCGAGATGGCAGAAGAGAGAATTGCAGAAAGAATAGATGCAAACTTACTTAATATTACAATGGACGATCTTCATGATTTGCCTAAAGTCATATATGGACAGAAGATGTCGAATCTACAGCAGAAGATTAAAGGCCAGTTGATTGTTAAGGAATATCCAACGGCAACTGCAAACGCAAACCATTTCAAGGCTCTATTAAAAGAATTGAAATTGAAAAAGAAATTTATTCCTGATGTGATATTCGTTGACTATTTAAACATTTGTTCGTCCACTCGATTGAAGGGTGCAGCAAATCAGAATAGTTATCTTTATATTAAGGCTATTGCAGAAGAACTTCGGGGCCTTGCTGTGGAGCATAATGTCCCGTTGTTTTCTGCCACCCAGACAAATCGTTCCGGTTATTCAAACACTGATGTAAGTTTGGAGGACACTTCGGAATCTTTTGGTTTGCCTGCTACAGCAGACTTTATGTTTGCTTTAATTTCTACAGAAGAATTGGAAGAGTTGGGACAAATACTTGTAAAGCAGTTGAAGAACAGGTATAATGATTCTTTCAGTAATAAGAAGTTTATTATTGGTATGAATAGAGCGAAGATGAAGTTATTCAATGTCGAGAGAGGCGAGCAATCTGGCTTGAGTCAATCAAATCAGGTAGAAAAGGAAGATCACGGAAACGGTTTTGGACCCAAGACTTTTGATGAAAAGTTTAAGGACGATAAGCAGAAATTTAATGAGTGGTCGTTTACATGAGTTCCTTTATTGATAAAAAATATATAAATATTGTCTCTGCTAGGTTAGATAGGTTTGCCTGGAAGAAGCAAAATCTAGCAAATTGTAGGTGTCCGATTTGCGGCGATTCGCAAAAGAACAGAGCCAAATCGCGTGGTTATTTTTATGAGAAAAAAGGTGGATATTATTATAAATGTCATAATTGTGGATATGGTAGTACCCTAT